AGCAGCAGTAGAAGCTAGGTTACCAGTATCTAGTATTCCTACCAGTTTTATAGATACGTTGCGTGGACCTTCTTCAAGGATTTGAGTTGTAAATGAGTTAGCCATGTGACTCTCCTAATTAATAGGCACGAGTTTGGGCAGACAGCATAAAGTCAACAATCATATCCGCAGTAGTGGGTGCGGTGGCAGCAGCTTTACAACCAAAACCCATACCCATGTTTGTAGCATTGGGGAATGTAGCAACCATAGTACCAGTAGAAATTCCTACATCAACAGAACAAACTTTTGCATCATTTACAAAAACATCAATGTTGCCTCTACCATCATAGTACCAACCAAGTTTAATAAAAGTACCACTAACAAGAGTAGCAACAGTTGTAGTACCAGTTGAGTAAGCAGTAGCAGCTAATGAAGCACTACCTTTACGAACAACAAAAGTAATAGCTGAAGAACCAGCTGCTTTATTAAAGTAAATGCCATCTGTAGGAGTAAGGGCAGCAATAGAACTAGCCACACCAATTTGTAACTGATCGTTAGCAGCAGTAGTAGCTTTAAATCCAGAATAGAACCAAGCCAATTGAGTGGGAGGAGCAGTAGCAACAATTGTGTTGGTAGCAATGTTGAAGTTTAGTGGATTAGTTTGAACAGCACCAATGTCGTTAGTAACGCTAGAAGCACCACCTACAGTAGAAATTAAACCACCAGCACCAGCAACTAAACCAATTGTTTGGTGAGTAGTTGTGTTGGTAACAGTCCAGTCACCAGCAACATACTCATTAAATTCATGAAGATCAACACAGATATCTGTGGGATCGGGGAGTGGAAATTGACCTAATGTAGAACCAACTGCTTGTGTAGATACACCAGCGGGGAAACGGGTAGGAGAAGCCATGATAAATCCTTTGACGTTGTTTAAGTTAAACAACGCTCTATTGCTAGAGCGTCATTGGAGTACTGCATTCTATATTACATTTTCTTTTTGTACATAGCTGTTTTTGGAGTCATCTTTTTAGTCTCCATCATTTTACTTCCAGCCATCTTCTTAACAGGAGCTGCTTTTTTAGATGCTGCTGCTGGTGTCATCATTCTCTTTTTTTGTAATCCGTAAGCCATGATAAATTTCCTTTATAAAAAGAACCCCCTCTTTTTAAGGAGGGGGCTATTACTAACAACAATTAAGGACCATTAGAACCAAATAAAGCACGAGGATCAGACCAACCGAAACTATAACGCTCGTAGCCTTTAGCTTTAGCATTCATAGTATCAAAGTCGTTGTCTTGATCAAACGTAACAGCATGGCGCTCATAGTACTTCAAACCAGTACCACCAGGAATAGTGTTACGGATAAACCAAGCGTGAGGGCTTGTAAAGTAATGATTCACTTTGAAACCACCTGGAATGTAATTGCCAGATTTAATGACGTTGATGTCATTGTTGGCATTACCTGTTTGGTACTCTGTTTGCAAAATGCGTTGAGCATTAAACACTTCTTGACGAGCAATGTGCAAGCTATTTGGTTGAATAGCGACTAACAAACCACGGTCATTTGTAAAGCCCATGATTGCAACCACTGCATCTTCCAAAGAAGCCTCAGACAAGTCAACATCAACTGCTGGCTTATTAGAGAACGTACCACCTGAAGTATTTGGGTGGGCGGTAGAGCACAAAGCTACACCATCACCACCTAAATATGTGCTATTGAAAGCACGGTTGTACACGTTAGCAGCAATGTTTTCTTTCGTTTGACGGAAAGACATAGCCAATGCAGCGGCACGTTTTTTAGATACTTGCTCATACAAGTTGTCGTCCATTTCTTCTTTAGTCACTATATAACCCATTGCGTATGCAACGTGTGTATAGCGAGTTGTGAAGCCTTGGATTTCAGAGTCATAGGCAGTGCCTTGACCTTCAGACTTAACTGGCACTAGACCGAAGCCAGACAATTGAACGTCTTCTTCGTAGTTCATGTTAGAAGTGTCTTTATCAAACAAATCTACATACTCTTCTTGGTGCTCATCGTAAGTTTGTCCCCACCAAGCTTTAATGCCAGGCCATAGTGCCTTGGGATGCGATGCGGTAGTAATAACTCCAGCCATGATTTATCTCCTTAATTAAACAGCAAGGTAATTCACGACAGTGCCAGAAGCAGAGCCGATAGTACCGTATTCGTGATAATTGAATTTGCACAACACACGGACATAAGGACTAGCTGCGCTAGTTACTTCGTTGTCACTACGTTGTACAGCACCCAACATTCGGATTGGCAAAGTAGCCGTAACTGCTGGTCCAGTAAGAACCATATCAGAGAAAGGCACACCATTAGCCAAAGATGTTTGGTTAGCAGCGGAGATAGTCACAGCAGCGTTCATAGAAAGCTGAGCTTGAGTAGCACCAGTGCTATCAAATTGAGCTTCGAACAAGACGAAAGGATCATCCACAACATAGACATAACGCACACTAGTACGAGTACCAGCAGCAATATATGCCTTCTCTAAAGACAAAGAGTTACCAACCAAGCTTACACCTGGATCAGCAACACGAATGCCTACGATAATGCCTAGAGGCAAAGCAGAAGTAGTAGTTGCACCACCCCACTTTTGAATGTTACGAACACCATTGCTATCCGCACCAGATCTAGACATTACGCAATCACCGATTGCATAGCTATTGGTAGTGTCAGCAGTAGGGATAGCATAAAGCCGACCCTGCTCATTCCACTTGCCACCTAGCAAGTTACCAACAGGACTAAACCCGTTAGCTTTATTTACGTTAGCCATTTAAGACTCCTTTAAAACATTAGTTAAGTTTGATTCCACCACTGGGAGTATAGAACGAGGAGTTTTCTCCAGTGATCTTACCCTTACGAATAGCGGCATCAATGAGATTGTTTTTACTTTGAAGTTCAGCTTGATCTTCCTCATGCCATTCTTGCCGAATCTTCATTAGATAACCGTATTGCTCCGTACCTTCAGCACGGGGATTTACAAGATACCTAATTCTTTCTCCGAGGTCACCATTACGGCTAACCACATTCTCACTCACGCCTCCAACTTCATCTGGTCTTACAAACTCATAGCCATTATCCATAGCTGATTGTATGCGTCCACCTTTATCTGTAAAGACGTGTAGGTGATAACCATCTATCTGTGTTCGGACACTTATCTTAGCTTCTGTGCCGTTAAATACATTACGGCGTTTTCGAGTTAGAGAACCACCCTCTTCAGTTACAACAGTTGTAGAAACTTCTTCTTTTGCTGCTGCTTTTTCAAGAAGACGATCACGTTTTTCAAACTCATTTAGTGCGCGGGGCATAGTGTATTTCCTTTTAAGTTTAAGTTAAGAATCAATTCCAGTCAAAGTCAGCTACATACTGTTCACGGGTCATAAGCTTTTGCTTAACAAACCGATCACAAGCAGTTTTTGCTTCAGGTGGTAAGTTGTCATAGGTTTGAGAGTTCCCACTACTACGACTAGTTCTTCCTGAACCAGACTCAACTCGACTAGTTGGACTTTGTTTCTTTTCGTTACCAAACTTATTTGGAAACTCTTCTGCTAACACTTCATCAAGCTTTTCTAAAAATGGTTGGCCTTTAAGACCTGGAAACTCTATACGAAGACTTTCACCAATACCATTAACAATACTAGTCATACGCTTATCTTGACCAAACCAAGTATTGCGATCTAACCAAGACTGTAGCCCTGGGTCAATAACAGTATCTATTTGAGGTGTAGTCGGCGCTTTGTCAGCATCTTTAACAGCTTGTTTAGCTCCCTTGAGTTCGTCTTTAGCTTGGTCTAACGCATCATCTAGAGCGTTGACTTTCTGTCCATCCCCATCGCTAATAGCTTGAGCACGGCTTTCTTTAATATCTTGAATACGTTGTTCGTACTCTTGAGCCTTACGCTCGTAAGATTCTTTCTGAAACTTCTTAAACTCTTCTGCTGCTTCTCGAAATTCTTTAAGTTGTTCTTTTGTAGCGTTTAGGTCTTTGACAAGATTCTCGTTATTCTTTCTCAAAATAGGAAGAATCTCTCGACCACGCTTTACAAATGTTTCAGCATCTACCCAATCAGACTCATTTCCTCGGTAGCGTTCTTTTGAAACCCATCCTTGAGATTCAGCTTCTTGGACAATTTCTGGAGCAACTTCGTTATTAGTAACATTTTCTTCACTCATATCTTACTCCTGTTTTTAAACTTGTGTCAATCAAACTTTAGCTAGGTATGGATCAACTAGATCTACGTCACCATCTAAGGTTCCCGTAACGTCTTTGTCATTAATCATTCGGTACTGAACTCTATCTTTACCAAGATAAAGCAGACCAGCATACTTAGCAAAAATAATCTTGTCCCCAACTTTGCACCAGGGTGCAGGCTCATCGGCGTAGCAATCATTGCCCATAGCAATAACTACTCCTGTGGTGTTACCCATCTGTTCTCGGTCTTTGTAGTTACCAGTGGTAATCACAATACCTCCATCAGATGTGTCTTTGATTTCTTGGGGTTTAACCAAGACTCGCCAACCAACGGGGTTTATTCCTGACACATTACTCATAGCTAACTTCTTTCTTTTGGGTAAATTCAAATAAGTCTTCGTACTCAAGATTAAGGATAATTGCGATTGCTCGGCATCTACCTTTAACTTCAGCCTCATCCTCAAATGAACTACTGATTAAACCTTCTTTCATTGTCTCTCTGTCGTCTGACAAAAGCTTCATCAGACGTTTAGTAACTGGATGATGTTTCCATTCATCAAAATTACTAGGGCTTACTGGCTCCATTCTTTCTCCTTTAGTTACATTGGTAATTGCGGCATCTCTTGTTCTGGCATTTGTGGTTGCTCTTCTTGGATTTGTTGCTCTGGTTGTTCTTGCATTATTCTGTCGTAAACAGTATTCATAGTTTTAATGGAACTAAGAACACCTTCACGGCGTTCACGCTGCAAAGCAATTGTTGAATTAATTTCTTGGATACGCATTTTTTGACCTTCAGTAGCAACACCAATTTTAATTGCTTGTGCTTCTGATTCTAGTTTTTGAATGTAAGCTTGGTTTAGTTCTGCTTCGCCCATAAGTTTTAACAAACCTAGCTTCAAAGTTAGTTGATCAGAAGCTTGTTTAGCTTGGACTTTAAGCTGTTCAATTTGAAGCTTGGGATTAACAGAAGGAGGTATAGCGTTAGGACCTTTGGGATCAGGAAGAATTTTGTCAATATTTGTAACTTTAATTGCTTTTAAAAATGCAAGTTCAGCCTCGTAACTGTTGTACAAACCAGGACTTGCAGCAACACGATTTGCAATAGCCATTGCTTGATTCAAACGTTGGGCATCAGATGTAATACTTGGATCAGCAGTAGGCATCACATCAGTTACAGGACCATCGTAATCACTAGCTAATACAAGACCAGCACCTACAGTGTTAGATACATACGGAGTATTTTCTGTAATAAAAATTTGGTTCAAACGATACAACTTGCGAAACTCTTGCTTAAGACTACGGTGAGTACGCTTAAAGATTCCGTTAAAGATCTTCATTCCCTGCTCAGCCATAGTACGAGTAGTTTCAGCAGGAGTATTTTGACCAGGGTTCTGACCAGATAAGATGTCTACTGATCCACCAATACGTTCACCATAGTTAATGAGTAGATTAAGTAACGTAAACATTACTTGAGAAGGTTCACGAACTGGAAGAGGAACAATGCCTTTACGTAAGTCATCACCAGTAGTATCTACGTGCTTCCACTCCATTGGGTTGAAGGCGTAATTGCCACCACGAAGCTTAATGCCACGGCTAAGAAATCCACCAGCAGTATTAGCCATAGTTCCCGCATCAACCAATTGATTGATGATGGTGTTGATTGACTCATTGAGTGGTCCAAGAAGAACTCCAAAACCTAGATCGTAAAAACCTCCATCAGGAGATGGAACAAAAGGATACTTAGTAAAGTACTGCTCTGCTTTGATGCTTAAGATAGTGCCTTTATCATTGCGTTCAATATCGGTTTCGGTATATCTAGCAACAATACGAGCAACTTGTTTGTTATCTCTACGCACATAAACAATATATGGCTCAGCATATCCGTCATCATCAAAGTCAATGTGGCAATGATGTTCTAAAAATTCAATTGGAGTACTAGAGTCATTGGGTTCTGGTGGATTCAAACCTTGGGCTTTATCTTGAGCAGTTTGTAGTCCACTGCCCATAGCAACATATGACCCATACTGTTGACGACCTTCAGATACATCTAACCACAATCCACGAGCAACACGTTCATAAACTTCATTTTTAGTCATTTG